TCGTCCATCAGCTTGACGCTGTTGCGGGTGAAGGTCAGCCCGTCGCCGGACGACGCGAGGAGCGCCCCGTTGCTCACGGCCCGGTCGTTGGCGAAGTCGATGTCGAAGGCCGCCTGCTCGAGCGCCCATCCCGCGAGGAGCGACACGGCGATGGCGCCGGCGGCGACGCTCGAGATGAGGTAGTGCTTGACCTTGGGCGTGTTGAGCCGGTCGACCACCGCCTCGATCATGTCGCCGACGCGGAAGCGCGGGTCGTTGAAGTAGTTCGGCGCCTCGACGACGGCGGCCGCGTCGTTGGTCGGGTACAGGTAGGCCGACACCACGCCGCCGCCGGGAACGGGCGCCTGGCCGGTGCGGACGACGGAGCGGTGCCGGTATGCCATGATCCCGCGCCTCAGTTCGGGTAGAGCGTCTGCCACATGCGGTCGGTCTCGGCCGCGAAGGTCGGGTCGTACTTCGCATTGCCGACGATCCCCCGCGGATCGCGGGACCGCGCCTCGACGTCGGCCTTGTTGAAGCTTCCGGCCGGCGCGCCGCCCGGCGAGGGCTGCGGCGTCTTCATCTGCGCGGCGAACCACTCGATCGCGCGGTTGCCGGCAGCGGTGTCGAGGGTCAGGCCAAGCGCCTCGGCGCTGTCCGCCGAGAGGCCGCGCGCCTTCCACGCCTCGAGCATGGCGTGGTTGTCGCGCACCCGCCGGTCGACGGCGGCGTTGCGAGCGTTCTCGTCGAGCGCCTTGGCCTCGTCCGGCACGAGCGCCGCCTTCTCGGCCGCCAGGTCGACGGGCGGCTGCACCATTTCGCCGTCGATCATCGCTTCCATGACGGCCCCGATGAACGGGCCGAATTGCTTCTCGCGGATGCCGCTCTTGAGGGCGGCCTCGCGCGCCAGCTTGAACACCGGATCGGCCTCGAGGTCGCCGAGGTAGGGCTTGAGCTTGTCCGAGGGCTCGAACTTGTAGCCGCCGGCGTCCTTCGGCAGCTCGCCGAGCTCGCCCATCCGCGCGATCGCCTCGCGGGCGGGCTTGTAGGCCCCGAACACCTTGTCGAGCGTCTCGCGATCGCTGGCGCCGTACAGGTGGTCGGGCAGGCCCTCCGGCCGGTAGGGTGAGGGACTACCCTCCCCGCCGGTGGCCTGCCCGCCAGCGCCGCCGGGATCGGGCGATCCGGCCGGTGCAGCGGCGCCCGCGCCGTCCTCGGGCGCGCGCATGGGGTGGAAATCGAGGCGTCGGCCGAAGTTCATGTCAGGTTCCCTCTCTGACGTGGCTTTGCTCCTGCCGGCCCATGGCGATGAGCTTGAGCAGGGTGAAGAACAGGCCGTTCTGGCCTTCGCGGGTTGCCGCGTAGAGCAGCGGATCGGGCATCCCGAGCACGAACAGGGGGCGCCTGACCGTGATGTCCGCCAGGTATTCGACGAGCTCGCGCCCCTCCGGGGTCGTCATCACGGCTGCGGCTGCGGCCGCGGCGCCGGCGGCGCGCTCCTCGAGCCGTTCCTCCCACGATCCGCGCTTGTCCTTCGGATCGGGGCCGTCGAACCAGGCCCAGTCGGCCGCCCCGTGCTGCTCGAGGATGAGGTCGAGGGGCTGCGCCTGGCGGGGGCCGTAGCTCGGGGGGATCGCGGGTTGCGTCACGCTGCTGCCGGCGCCGCCTCGGCGCCCTCCCCTGCCTGGCCGGCCTGCGCGGCCGCGATCGCGGCCGCCGCCTGCTGCATCTTCGCCTCGAGCGCCGCGCGTTCCTCGGCGGTGAGCAGGAATTGCGCGGGCACGCCCATGCCGAGGCCGATTTCCTTCAGCGCCTCGTCGACCTTCACGGTCAGCTCGACGGCCTGCGGGCCGCGGATCGTGCCGACGAGCTGGATGAACTCGACGATGGTCGAGAGGGCCTGCGCGCGGAGCGCCGAGGCGATCGGCGAGAGCACGTCGACCCGCACGAGCAGATCGTCGATGGGCGTTTCCGTCTCGAGCAGGTGGAGGTCGTAGGCGATCTCGATCGCGCGGCGGACGACGACGGGCACGATCTCATGCACCAGGCGCCCGAACGCCCCCATGTAGTTCTCGGAGATGCGTTTCATCCGCGCCATGATCTCGGTAGCGCTCTTGGGCGTGCCGCTCTCAGGGGCGAGCTGCGTGTCGTGCAGCGCGGCTTGCACCTGGGTCCGGAGCTCGCCCGACATCAGGTGCCCGACGTCGATCTTGCCGGCCGAGACGTCCATGCGGGTGACGTCGGCGCCGAGGACGCCGCCGGTGGCGCCCATCGCCCAGAACGCACCCGGAGCGATCCGGGCGGTGTCGGGGTTGAAGGCCCCGCCCGGCCGGTAGCCCCAGATGCCGAGCATCTGGATCGCCGCGCTCTTGAGCGTGAGCTCCATGGCCTTGTTGAGGGTGCGGATCGTCGGGAGCGCCAGCAGGACGGGGCCGCGGCCGTACGCCTCGCCGGGCACGCGGAAGTAGCGCGGCACCGCCATGGGCTGCGAGCGCATGTGCGTGTCGACGATCGGCCGGGCGCTGGTGGCGACATGCGCCACGAAGCGCCAGCGCTTGCCCTCGCGGATGAAATCCTGGTGGATTTCAACCTCCTCGTCGGGCTGGGTGCGCTCGGCCTCGACGAACTGCTCGTCGTACTCGCCCTTGGGGAAGGCGCCCCTGATCTGACGGCGGGAGAGGCGCGTCTTCCATGAGATCAGCGCCAGGTCGTTGTAGGGACCGGCCTCGATCGCGACCTCATCCTGCGGCACGTTGACGAACCGCACCGGGCGATCCTTGTCGCCCTCGACGAGCAGGATGCATCCCGTGCCCGCGGCGAGGTCCACGCAGGTTTCGTGCACCGCGTTGTCCCACTCCGAGGAGAGGAAGAACGCTTGCACCGTGCGGCTCACCGCCTCGAGCTCGCGAGCGAGCTCCACCTTGTCGACGTCCTTGAGCGTGATCTCCGCGAAGGGGCCGGGCGCCAGCTTGAAGAAGGGCTGTCCCGGTGGGAACAGGTCGTTCTGCAACTGGCCGGCGAACCGGAAGGTGCTCACGATCGCCGTGTTGTCGAAGATGCGGTCGACGCGGCCGCTGGCCTGGCCCGTGCGCGTCGCCGGGCGCCGGTAGGGGATCGCGAACTCGTAGGCGTCCTCGTAGAGCCCGGTCCAGATGCTCCGGTTGGTCCACGCGCGGCCGACCCGGGTGCGGTGCGTCTGCAGCGAGAAGCCGGGGGCGGCCGGCTCGGCGGTCGGCTCGCGGCGGCGGGCGCTCGCGCGCTCGGCGCGCTCTTTCTTGGGCTTGCGGGCCATCAGCCGAGCGTCGCCTTGCCGTCGCTGCCGGTGTCCATCAGCAGGCGCCGGCCGCGGTTGGCCTTGCGGGCGCCGGCCAGGCCCTTATCGGCGGCTGCGGCCTGCTGGCCCTGCGCCTGGATTTGCTGCGCCTGAGTGATCTGCTGGATGCGCTGGTTATCCTGCGCCTGCTGGCCCGCGGCCCGTAGCGCGTTCCGCTCCGAGGCCGTCTTGCCGCCGAACAGTTTCTTGACGAACCCACCCATCGCCTCGCCATTCCCACAGGTCGAACCCGGCGCGGCTGTCCCGGAGCTCCAAGCCGCAGAGCACGGCCAGGCGAGCGCCCGGCGCGTGCCCCTGCCGGACGAAGGCCCGCAACCGCACGGTGCCATCCTGCGCGGCCCGCGCGCAGGTTAAGCGGGCGAGCCGCACGAAGGTGCGCAGGTGCCCCGCAAGCTCCGGCCGGCAGAGGAACCAGATTTCGGCCGCCTCCTCGCCCGGCGCCTCCGGCTCTATGGGGAAGAACCCGGCCGCGGCGACGAGGCGGTGCTCGATTCTGAACGCGACGCTGAGCGATCCGAGCACTTGGAGCACCAGGCCGCGGCGCTGCCAGGGTTTCAGCCCCGCGCGCGTCTCGCGCACGAGCTCGAGGGTCTCCATGATCGGCGCCGGCGTCGAGACGCGGAGCATCAGCGGTTCTGCGGGATGAAGATCGTACCGATCTGCTCTATCACGTCGTATCCGCGGATAGACTTATGTACCGCTCCTGGGGGTAGCGAGATATCAGTCCATGAGGCCCACCAAGCGTTTCCGGTTATCAAGCGGATATTCTTTGGATCTCTGCCGTCGCCCCACCAAAAGTCGGTTGGCCACGCACTACCCTTACGGATAGGTCGCGGGACAACGCCCTCGTGCTTTACGAGGATCATAGACGACGACAAATCCCAGTATTCGCCTAATTGCCTCGGCGACGCCAGCAATACGGACTGGCCGATTTTTGGAAGAGCATCTTCCTCCGATCTCCATTCGATCATTGTATGCATTTTTCTATCCACCTTGAAAATCACACGTTCCAGACGTTGAAGTCGGTCGCCTGGCGCCGGCCCGTGTCGATCGGGATGACGTTACCGGGGCGGCCGGCTTGGGCGGCGCTGTTGATGATGCCGGCGCGGCCGCGCACGCCGAGGACGCCGTACTGCGCCGCCTCGCATGGGTGCGACCATTCATTCTTCACGGGGCGGTCGCCGTAGACGTCGCGGGTGTCCTGACGCTGGCGGGGGAATTTGTACTGGGCGGCCAGGCCGGAGCGGAGCATCCGGCACGACGGGTCGAGGAGCAGACCAGGAAGGCGACCGTCTATCGCCGTCGTCATGGGGATACGCAGGCTGTCCATACGGATGCCGGGTTCCTGCGTCGGCGCCGGCATGATGGGGATGCCGATCGCCCGCGAGATCGTTTCCGCCCACGCAAGTTCACCGGCCTGCCGGTCCGCGCCATAAAAGCCTGCCGGGTCGGCGGTGTGGGCGCCGGGCGGGCACCCGCGGAACCGGGGCTCTTGCAGCACTGGCGCCCACTTCTCAGAGAAGCGGGCCGGGCCGATGCCATGCCCAGGCACAACTTCGGCGTAGAACCGGAGCTGTCCGTTGGGCATCTGTTGAAACAGGATGCCCGCCGGCGACAGGCCCTGATCGTAGCCGGCGTGCAGCGGGAGCTGCGGCACCGGGACGAGGGGCGTCGGCGAGCAGTGCACCGCCTCATGGAATTCGGGGTACACCGGCTTGCCGCTCAGGCTGTACCCGAACCGGCCGTTGACGAAGCGCACCACGTCCCGCTCGGGGAGCAGGCGCGCCATCTCCTCGTAATAGGCCCGCGATACGCCCTGGCGGTTCTCCGCGGCGTCGGAGAGGCCGTCCGGCTGCTGGTGGAGCTGGTAGCCGTCGATCGGCTTCTCGACGAAATCCCGGTAAATCCAGTGGTCGACGTCCGGCGGGTTGAGGTCGGCGAACACCTGGCGCGGGACGAGCGCCTGCGGGTCCTGCAGCATCGAGCGCGGCGGGTTTCGGCCGGTGCGGCCGTACAGGAAGGTCGCGACCCGCTCGTGCAAGAGGTCCGCCTCGTTGATCCAGGCCCATGAGGGTTCGTATCCCTTGAGGAGGTCCTCGATCGCGTGATCGCCGACCGCGTAGAAGTCGACCGTCATCTCGACGAGCTGCCCGCGGGGCGTGCGGAAGGTGATGCGGTGCTTCGCCGGCCGGTCCTGCCCGCCCTCGAAGTGAGAACCGGGGAAGTTGCGCGGGAAGATGCGGAACCAAGTCTCAAGTGTCGTTCGGTAGAGCGTCCGATAATTGTCGCGAACGACGCAACCTAGGGCTCGGATCGTACCGTCTTTGCAGACTGGCATCTGCAGCGTGTTGAGCGCACACTTGACGACGCTCGTCGTGGTCTTGCCCGAGCCCGCCGGCCCCATGATGAAATCGAGCGGCGATTTGCTCTGCAGGTAGGCGGTCGCGACGGGGCCGGGCGTGGTCCATTCCCACAGCGAGACGTCGCCAGCGAGCACGGGGACGTCGGTCATACCCCTGCCCTCGGCGTTCCCGGACCCGCGGCCCGGTTCCGGCTCCCCACACCCGGCCTGGGGGCGATCCAGTTTCGGCCCGTGTGTGAGACCAAGCACCCCTGAGGGGGTGGGCCCGCGCGCGTTTTGGAGGGCGCGCCGGGGCCCCGGCGCGCGCGCGAGGCCCCCGGAGGGGGGGCGCGGCGGCCGGAGCGATGACTTCCGGTCATGCGCCCGCCAGCCCGAAAGCCGTTGCCGGCCAACGCGTTAGCCCGGATCGTGCGACCCTCGACCGTGCGACCCTTCACGGCCCGCCCTCGCTAAGCCCTTGATCCGGCTCGCTTTCGTCTCCCGCGACCGGCGTCAGGTCGATCATGTCTTCGATCGAGAGCGCCCCGCCTCGCGCGACCGCCTCGGCCGCCCCAGGCCGCACGGTGCCGAGCGCCAGGATCGGCACGACCGGATCGCCCTTGTCGTCGGTCGGCGCCAGGCGCGCGTGCACGAAGGGCATCACGGCCTCGAGGCACTGCCGCTTGAAGACGAGCAGCCCCATCACGTCGACGGGGCCGATCGGCAGGCCGGTCGCCGCCGCGGCGGCCTTCAACATGCGGTGTGTGTGGGCCAGATCGCCCGTTCCCATGGCGAACAGGCCCTCGAGCGGGTCCCCGTACCGGCCCATGAGGTAGCCGGCGAGCTGTTGCGTCCGCTTGTTCCGCGCCCCAGGCGGCCGGCCCGGCCCGCGCTTCGCCGGCGGCGGCGCCAGGGGCAGCAGCTCGTCGAGCCGGTCGTTCTCCTCGGCGAGGAGCGGCAGTTGCTCGCCCTCGGCGGCGCGCCGGGCCTCCTCGGCCTCGCGCACCGCAGCGGCGCCGCCGGCCGCGTCGAGAGACGCCTTAACGCCCGGCTTCATGGCATAAACACCTGATATTTAATTGCTTTCCGCCGATCCGGGCACGCTGGCAGGGCGCGGACGCGGTTACAGCCCGGCGCGGATCGGCGCCGCCTGTAACCGTCGAGTAACCGCGCTTTGCTTGGCCCTTCAACAACTTAGCTCCATCGGTTACAGGTTACAGAGTTACAAACAACCCCATACGCACGCGTGTACGCCTGCATATGTCACGCGCGCGCGAAGCGGATGTAACCGCATAACCGCACCCCTAACCCTCTCAGGTTGCTGAGAAATCCGGGTTACAGCCGATGTAACCGCGTCTGTAACCTGTAACCGGCCCGGCGCTGCCATCGGCCACGTCGCAGCCTCGCACGCGCTTGGCCCGTATTAAGTGCGAGGGCGTCGCGCGGCTTCTCAGGCCCGCGACCGCACCGCGAGCCCTCGCGCCGAATTATCCTCCCCCCCTCTGAGGGTCGGGGAAAGGCAGACGACGACGCGCCAGGGTCGGGGCGCGTCGAGGATGTGGATCAGGGGCCGAGCACGAGGATCAGGGTGCGGGCGGCCAGGCGGATGCTCTGTCCGCCTACAGCTCGTCATCCTCGTCAGGGTTCTCCAGACGATGCTTGTAGTCCCTGATCTCGGCGCGGCTCATATACCGCCAGTCCTGCGCGATGTTGGACAGGGGCTCGGCGGCTGCACCTAAAGACGCCACGAGCTTAAGGGGATCGCCCGGAGCATTATTGAACGCAGGTACAACGGTCAGGCCCGCGATCCCGACGACGACTTCGATCTCTGTGCTGTCGGATACGAGATAGATGTCTACCCTGCATTCGGAGCCCTCGGGCATCCGTCCGCTCATCTCAATTGCCATGGCCTTCCCTCCTCAGTTGGGCGGATGCCCCCTCCGTCGAATTCAGCGCCCCTTCGTGGCAAGGGTGCAGGGTAGGAACTGATCGAGGCTGTTGCGCAGGTGTCGAAGCCCTTCCGGGCTGAGCGGCTGCGATATATCCTCGCCGCCATCATCCGACGGTACGTAGTCATAGCCCCGGCTCGAGATGAACCGGCCGCCGCCCGTGTCGAGATCAATTTCCAACTTGCAGCCCCCTAGTCCTATGATGACCTTTGTGTGGCGTGTTTCTTCATTCATCCCTCATCCTCCACCTTCGTAACCGTGTCGAAAGCCTGCATGTCGACGAGCACGCAGCGCGTCGCCACGCGGTTGATCTTCACCACCTGCGCATTGCCCCGGTCGCGGATCACCACGTCTGCCGGCCCCTGTTTCAGGGCGTGCATCCACACGCCGGCGCCCCAGATCGTGCCGGCGAACAGCTTGGTCAGGAGCGGCGACGTCGCCGGGATCGCGAGCGCCGGCCCCGCGCAGACCTTGCCGGGCGCCACCAGGCCGAGGCCGGCGAGCGCCAGGCGCGTGCGCGCCGCATCGAGCGGTTCCGTCGACTTGTTGAGCGTGTCGAGCGGCGTGTGGTTCGCCTCGAGCAGCTCGATGCAGCCGCCCACGGTCGGCTTCTCGCCGCCCTTCCACGCCTCGATCGGGCTCGCGAGCAGGTGCTCGAGGCAGGCCCGCCAGTTGGCCGTACGCTCGCCGCGCTCGGCCGCCGTCGCCTCGGCGATCAGCGGGCCGAGGAGGCCGGGCTCGGTGACGGGCAGGCCGGCCGCCTCCATGCCGGCATCGCCGAGCAGCATGGTCGCGCAGGCGAGCAGCGTGCCGTAGGTGTCCTGCGTGCGCCCGTCGAGGCCGGCGTCGCGCATGGCGTCCTTCCAGCCGTTGAGGGTGCGGGGCCAGTGCTTCCAGCCGTCCATGAGCTGCCGGAGGAACTGGCGGCCGAACGTGTCGATCGCGCCGGGGATTTCCGGCCGGGCGCCGCCCTGCTCGAGCTTGCGCAGGTTGAGCAGCGCCATGCGCGAGCGGTCCTGCGGGCCGAGCGGCGGCGGGTTGATCGCCGAGAAGAAGAACGCATTCCTCGCCTGAAACTCGACGCCCTCGTGCTCGGAGCCGCCGCGGTACATCACGCCGCCGGAGGCCGCGAGCCGCGCCAGGCGCACCACGCCGACCGCCCGGCGGTTGTCCGCGTCCGCCTCGAGCTCGTCGACGGCGACGGGCAGGCAGTCCTGTTTCACCCGCTGGTAGATGCCGGCCGGCGTCGTGTCGGCGGTCGCGTGCAGCGCGTCGCCGATGACCTCCTTGATGATGGCCTGCAGGGTCGATTTGCCCTGCCCGTAATCCCCGGTGATAAACAGCGCCGGCCGCCAGTCGAGGGCGGCGCCGAGGAACGCCGCGCCGATCCATCCGAGCAAGAGGATCGGGTCGAGCAGCGGCCGCTCCCACTTCCACGACTGGAACGCCGCGATGAGGTCGTGCGCCGGGCTCTGCTCGGCCGGCACCGCCTCGCGCCACGGCTCGAGCACCGGCGGCCGGCGCGGGTAGAAGGTGCCGTCGACCTCGCCGGGCCGCGACACCTGCAGCTTGCCGTGGGTCGAGACGCGCCAGAGCCCCTGTCCGGAGTGCCAGACGAGCTCGCCGCTCCCCTTCACGATCCAGGCGCCGCGGCCACGCACCCGGTCGACCGGCGCGAACAGCCCGCGGCTGGACGCCGCCTTGAGCAGGCAGGCACAGGCGTCGTCGACCTCGAGCCCGTTGATGCGCGAGGGTTTGCCGTCCTTCGGCGCCGAGAGCCGCGGCCACGCCCAGGTGAGATAGTTCGGCTGGTGCGCGAACAAGTCGAGGAGGATTTTCTTCCCCCACCGGTTCACGTTGACGGCCCGGAGCTGCCCGAGCGTGTCGACGAAGTAGGTCGTGTCGCCGTCCTTGCCGAGCGGGATCACTGGGCACTCGGGCGGAAGGTGCGAGACCGGACCGCCGGGCCAGCCACCAGGCGGAAAGCCGTGGCGGTTCTCCTCGGCCGGCGGGTCGCTCGGCTGCGCATCGGCGGCGTGCTGCGCCAGGGCATCGGAGAACGCGGCGCGGACGCCCTTGAGACCGGAACGGGATGCCATGGGTCCTGTGCGGCCGGGCCGCTGTCACGAGGGAGGGCGGCCGCCGGCGCACCGGCGGCCGCGATCGGGCTCAGCGGCGGCGCTTCTTCGCCGGCTTCGCCTCCGGTTCCGGCGCCGGGTCCGGCGTCGGCTCCCGGTCGGCCGCCGGCTCGCTCACTCCGGCGTCCTGAGCTGCAGCATCCGCCACCGCCGCAGGCCGATCCGCCTCGCCAGGCGCATCCGCGTCCGTGCCGCCCGCGGCATCGCCGTGATCGCCAGGACCCGCCCCGTCCGGAGCGCCCGCGCCAGCGGCAGGCGGATCAGCCGGAGCAGCTCCCGCCGGTCCGCCGGCAGCATCGGGCCGGGCCTCGCCAGCGGGTGCCGCATCCTGCGCATCGCGCGCGTCCTCCTCATCGATGACGGGATCGGCGGCGGGCTCGGCCGGCGGGCGGCCGCCGCTCTCCGGCGCGTTGCGGTCGCCCTGCGGATCGTCGACGCCGCCCGGCCGGGCCGGCTCCGCGGCGACGCTCGAGAGAGCCGCCGCGTCCTTCGCGGCCTGGGCCAGGTCGCCGGCGATCGGCGTGAACCCCGCGTCGCCGTCGAAGCCGTGGCCGAGCGGCACCGCCCCACCCGGTGCCAGGCTCCCGCCGATCGCGGGCGCGCCGGCGATCGGCGCCTGCGGCTCGGCCGGCGGCGCGTCGGCGCCGTGCCCGCTGCGATCGCTCCCGTCCGGCCCGCGCAGGGAGGGCATGAACGGCGCCGGCCGGGTGATGTTGCTCTCGACGGGCGGGGGCGCCTGGCCGGGCACCTGCCAGGAGCCGGCGGCCTTGCCCGACGCCGGGATGATCGTCATCACCCGGTCCTCGCCGAAGCCGGCCACCGGATCGGTGGCGTCGGCGCCGACCCGCAGGATCGTGTCCTCGACGTCGACGAAATCCGCCTGCGGCAGCTCGGCCGGCGCCGCCAGGTGCGCGGCTGCCGCGGCCGACATCCGCTCGCGGTCGACGATCTCGAGCACACGGGCGAAGGCGGTGTAGCTCGAGCGCGGGCCGGTGCCGAGCTCGGCCCAGCCGTCGCCGGCCCCGTCATGCACGCCGGCGGCGCTGGCGTGCCGGTACAGGGCCTCCGGCGCGACGCCGGGGTTGCCGCGCACGAAGGGCGCCAGGACCTCGATGGTAAGGGCGATCTCGCCCTCGACGTTCCGGCCCTCCGCGACGCCGAGGCTCGGCCAGAACACCGGGTTCAGGTCCTCGTCGCTGCCGGAGAGCAGCACCGAGGCGGCCGCGGAGTAGGCCGCGAACGCGGCCGGATCGCGATCGCGGAGGGGGGCGAGGCCCTCGAGAAACTGGCCGCCGTCGTCTTTGGGGTCATCGGTCATTCGTCCGTCCTCACAGCGTCGTTCACATCCTTGCCCCAGTGGCTCCGGAGCACGCTCACAGGCCGGCCCGCCGCCTCCATCCGCTCGATCGCGGCGTTGAAGGCGTCGACCGCCTGAGCTTTCCCCCAGTCGTTGTCCTGCGCGACCACCACGGCCGACACGCAGGGATGCTCGACGGGGACGTTGGCGAGGTTGCCGAGGGAGGTTGCCGCCCACACGCGGGCCTCCGGCGCGGCGAGGGCGATGGTGAGCCCGTCCTCGACGCCCTCGGCGGTGGCGAGGACGCCGGCGACGCCCTGCAGGGCGGCATCCTCCGGCAGCAGGCCGGACGGGCCGCGGGTGAGCCGGATCACGCCACCGGCGACGAGCCCGAGCATGAGCTTCGGGTTGCCGACATGCGCCTTCTTGAGGCCGTCCGCCCGGAGGAAGGTGCAGTGCACGGCGACGATCCGGCCTTCGCGGTCGCGGATCGCCCACACCATCGCGGGAAAGCGCGGCCCCTCCGTCACCACGCCGTCGCCGTCGTGGCTGCGCCCCCGCCACCACTCGAGGTCGGGGAAGAACCGCACGTCTCCCCACTCGAAACCGGGGATCTGTGAAGGCGGCACGCCGCGCGCCTCGAGGTACGTCTCGGCGACGGTGCCCCGGATGTCCGGCCGCGCCTGGCGCCAGAGGTTGCGCCCCCGCGCCACGATCCGGGCGTCACGCTCCCGCGCCTCGGCCTCGGCCGTCATGCGCCTGCGCGCGCTGCTGGCGCGCATTCGCTCGAGGGTGGCGGTGTCGACCAGGCCGAGGCCGAGCCAGTCGAGCGACCAGCGCACCGCCTCGGAGCGGCCGCCGCCCTTGCAGTAGGCCACGAGGTCGAGGACGTCGCCCTTGTCGCCGGTCGCGTAGTCCTTCCACGCGCCGGCGTTCGGGCCCCGCATCCAGATCGTGAAACTGCCGCCGTGCTGGTCGGGCCGCGTCGGGTTGCGCGGCTGCACCCGCGTGCCGTCGAGTTGCCGCGCCTCGGCCGGCGTCAGGCCGGGTACGAGCACGCGCACGAGCTCTTTCAGGCGGCCCTGCAAGGCGCCCTTGATGACGTGCATGGGGACGCGGGCGTTCATGGCATCGCGTCGAGAGCGTCGTTGTATGCCAACCACCGACGTTCCGACCAAGGCAGACCGGACGTTTTATCGAAGCTGCTTTCGTGATGGGCCGCGACAAATGCGCGAAGGCCATGCTTTCCATAGTGCGCTGCATTGCTGCGAGCCGCAGTGATGAAGCCGAGCGCCGACGAAAGCTCGCCGCTCGTCATAAACAGAACGGACCCTCTTGGGTCGCAAGGCAGGCGAATGCTGTCACCTTCCTTGCCCGTGCGCGCAAGGTGCGCTGGGTTGTGCGTCCACCAACACGTATGAGCTGCGTAGTAGATTGTTGGATGATCGAAGTCGCGCAACTCTGCCTCGATCTGCTCGAGCGTCTTGCCGCGACGAATGATAAGCTGGCCCATCAGCCCTCCATCATCTTGAGAAACCGCGTGCGGGTGCGGGAGCCGGGGACGTTGCGGGCGTTCTGCGAGGGCGTGGCCCAGCGCAGGTTGCGGCGCCGGCAGTCCAGCGTGTTCCCGTTGCGGTGGTCGCCGATCCAGCGGCCGCGGCCGGGCGGGCCGTCGCGCCGCGTCAGGATTTCCCGGTGCAGCCACAGGGTCCGGCCGCCGACGCAGCGGCGGGCGTACATCCCGTCCGGCCGGTCGATGACGAACACGCCCTCGAACCGCTCGCAGATCGAGCCCGACCCGTAGGTGTGGCACCAGCGGTGGCGCGAGGCCCAGGCATGGTCCTCGGGGTCGACGAGCGCGTAGACGTCGAACCGGTCGCTCAGGTGCAGGTAGCAGGCCGCCGGCGCCGGCACCGCCCACGTCATCGGGTCGAAGTCGTCGACGGCGATCAAGACGCCGCCTCCCGCGCGGCTTCGATCCGCGCCAGGGTGGCCAGCCGCATGAACACGCTGCTTGTGCGCCGCCCGATCCGGCGCGCGATCTCCGCGACGCTGATGCCCTGCGCCTCGAGGGCGAGCAGCTGCGCGTCTTCCGCCGGTGTGAACCGCCACACCGGGCGGCCGTCGCGGAAGCACACGGTGCGCGAGAGCGCCCGCTCCTGGGTCCGCGTGCGTCCGCTGGCAATGCCGAGACGCAGCATGTGGTAGCGGACGACGCCGTACCCGACGCCGAGTTGCTGCGCGGCTGCCGTGAAGGTGGCGCCTGCCTCGACGAGCGCGCAGGCGGCGTCGATCTGCTCTCGGGTGAGGCCGGGCGCCTTAGCCATGCGCCGCCCTCCGCTTGCTCAGGGACGCCAGCTCGGCCTGCGGCAGCGCCAGGCTGCAGCCGCGCCAGGCGTAGACCTCGCCGTGCAACCGCTCGATCGGGCCGACGACGACGGGCCGCCCTTCGATGAGCAGGGCGCCCATGCCGGGCGGCAGCTTGGGCCAGGGCACGACCCGCTCGACGCCGAGCTGGTCGACGTAGGCGGCCAGGTCGAACCCGGCGGGCAGCTCGTCGCGGGCCGCGGTCATGCCGCCTCCCCGCGCGCCAGCGCGCACACCACGTCGGCGGTCAGCCGCTCGAGCAGGGCGTCGAAGTCGGGATCGTCTCGCCGGTCCTCGACGCTGCGCAGGCCGAGGCAGACGGCCGCCGGGGTCAGGCCGAGCACGTGGGCCAGGCGCGCCTGGCGCACGTCGACCACGGTGTTGGTCAGGTAGATCGCCGCCTGCCGCACCTGCGCGAGGCGCCGCCACTCCGGGTCGGCCGTCGCGCCCAGGCGCGGGTCCTGCGCATGTACGTCGTCAGGGCGCACGCCCATGTGCACGGCGATCGAGGCAACGAACCCGCCGTAGACCGCCCGGATCAGGATGGTGTCGGGCTCGCGCACCGCCCGCCGCTCCGAGCGCAGCGCGGCGAGCGCGGCCTCGAGGCGGCGAAGGGTTGTGGGGCGGATGCCCGTTCGGCCCTTGATCGCGCGGCGGTAGGCGCTTGGAGCGACGCCGGCGCGGACCGCAAGCGCTTCCACCGAGAAGCCGAGCGACAGCCGTTGCCCGTCGACCTCGGCCAGCGTCGCGCTTAACGAAAGCCTAGGCTTTTCACCGGCTGTGCGCGTCGATGTGCACGCCGTTGCGCCGGGCACCATCACTCGGCCGCCTCACGATGCGCAGCGATCGCCAGCGCGTTGCGCAGCTTCTCGAACGTGGCCTCGAACCCAGAGGTACGTCCCTTCTTCAAGCGCACGTAGGTCGACGGAGCAATGCCGGCCGCTCTGCAGAGAGCGTGCTGGGACAAGTTGAGGCGACGCCTTTCCTCGTCGATCGCTTTGATACTCGCCATGCTTGACCGTTCGTCCCATGCGCAGATAGATGCGCACAAGATGCGCACGGGTGCGCATTGTCAAGGGAGCGTTTTGCTCGCGAATTGCGCATCCAACGGCCGTACGGTTCTGCTCATGCCGAGCAGAGACGACACGCGAGAGTGGGTGAAGGCGGTCCTTGCGCATCTGCGCATGAGGCCGACCCAACTAGCCCACGCCATCGGGCGGGCCCCGAGCACGATCAACCGCTTCCTGAACGACCCAGGGGCGACCCATAACCTGCAGCCCGAGACGATCGATCAGATCGCCGCGCTAGCGAAGGTGCGCCCTTACGAGCTGCCCGAGGATCGAACGCCGAAGGTCAACGGGATGGCCGAGGCCGAGGCCGAGGCATACCGCGCCCGGCCGGACGGCGACGTTTTGCTACGCCACGCCGTCGAGCGCCTCGTCGAGATGCGCAATGGCGTCGACCCTTGGGTGCTCCGCTCGAACGCCCTGCTGAGCATTGGCTACCTGCCGGGCGACGTGATGCTCGTCGACCTTAACGAGCGGCCGCGCGCTCACGACGTCGTGTGCGCGCAGGTCTACGACTGGGTGCGCAGCAGAGCGCAGACCGTGTTCCGCTTGTACGAGCCGCCCTACCTGCTCGCCTCGACGACGGACCAGGCCGTGCTCCGCCCCCTGGTGGTCGATGACAACGTGGTGGTGGTGAAGGGTGTCGTCACGGCTTCGATCCGCCCACGCCGAAACCTCGACGTCGCAGCGTGAGCCGCTGGTATCCGCTCGCGCTTCTCTGCGCGGGGCTGCTCGCCTGGATGATGTTCCCGCGGATCGGCAACGGTCTCGCGACGCTGTGCGGTGGTGTGTTCTACACCGCAGCGGCAATCGTGGCGTTCTTTGGCTTGGCCTACCTCATCCCTGAGAGAGGGTCCCCGAGCGCACGCCCTTACGCGGCCGCTGTCGCCCTGGCGGTGCTCGCGGCCCTTGCGTCTCTCGCGCACCCCCATAGCTTCGCGCGCGCCATCGAGCACATCGTCGACGCGGACGACTAACGCGGATGCGCACCATTGCGCGTCGTGCGCATCCATGCGCATAATCTGCGCATCCTCAACAAGGGATGCGCAATGGAACAGTCACCGCTCTACCTCGCTTCGGAAGTGGCCGCCCTGCTCGGCTGCTCGCTCGCCACCCTGCCGGCCAAGTGGCGCCGGCTGAACCGCGACCACGGCTTCCCGCGGCCGCTGCCGGGCAACGGCAACGCCTGGTCCCGCTACCTCGTCAACGAGTGGATCGACACCACCGACGCGGAGCGCGACCTCCCCCGCGAGCGCCGGCCGCGCCGCGCCGTCGCCATCGAGCAGCAGCGCCAGGCACTCGAGGCGCGCTACGCGGGAGGGATGGTCTGATGGGCGAAGCTGACAGGCGCCGCAGGGCGCGGGACGCGTCTAGCGCTGAGAACTCGGTTCCCGGATCACACGCACCGGCGAGTAATAAGTCAGCGCACATCATGCGCGCAACAATGGAAACCCTGAAAAAAGTTTATCCTGATTGCGAATTCGCAATGTTCGTATTCGAAAAAACAGAGCCGGGCGCCAGTAGGAACGCCCGCTACAACTATGCATCGACGGTAGATCGCGCCGATATGAACGCCGTCCTCCGCAGCTTTCTTGATCGACAAGCCGAGATGGAAGCGATCGACGAGGCCATGTCTGCCCCTGCGAAGGGAGGGCTCAACTGATGTCTGACCCCCGCACCAAGACGCTCATGGATCGACTCGAGGGCTACGCGAAGGCGATCGACCGCGACGGGCAGGTCAGGCTGCAGGTGTTCGCGTCGGCCGGGATCGCTCTCATCGGCATCGGGCCGAACGTGACGGCCTGGGAGCTGCGGCTTGTCGCGAAGTTCCTCACCGAGCAGGCCCTCGAGATCGAGAAGGCCCTCGCGCCGCGACCGCTCGCCGTCCCGCTGGACGGCATGGCCGCGCCGAGCGAATAGGAGGGCTCAGTCACCATGCGGAGAGGGACCGCGGCCGTGGCGAAGGTCACTATCACGATCAGCAACGTGTCGTGGCGCGGCGGCCGTCCGCGCTACCAGCCGGGGCCGAAGCATCGCAAGCTCGGCCTCAAGGGGCAGGACCTCAAGCGGTTGGACGGCTCGTGGATGTCGGCCGAGGAGGCCGCCGCCTGGGTCGAGGCGCAGCTCCGGCCGCGCATCGCGGAGGTCAAGGCGGCGAAGGCCGCCGGCAAGAGGGCGCCCCGCCGCAAGGCGCCCGGCGCCTATACCCTCGAGGACCTGTTCGAGGATCTGTGGAAGTCGCCGAAGTTCACGGCCGGCGAGCCGGTGCCGGGTCGGCCCAAGCGCAAGGTGCTGGCCCCCGCCACCATTCGGGACTACCGCGCGAAGGCGGCCGCGCTCGCCGCCTTCGATCCCGAGCTCTACGGCTCCGACGTCGCCGCCCTGTCGAAGCCGATCCTCGTCGGCCTGCACGAACGCCTCTGGCACGACAAGGGGCACCACATGGCGAACGCCATCCTCAAGACGCTCTCCGTCGCGCTCAGCTACGGCGTGCGCAAGGAGCTCGGCGGCCTCAAGCACCATCCCGCGTTGCGCCTCGGCATCGAGCAGCCCGACGCGCGCGTGCGGGTCGGCACGATCGGCGAGATGACCGCGATGATCCGGGCGGCCGACGCGATCGGTCTGACCATGGTCGGGCACGCGATCATGCTCGGCCTCATGACGGGCCAGCGCCAGACCGAGCGCCTGGCCCTGATGGATGCCGGGCATGAGAAGGGATGGCGGCGTTTCCGCCAGTCGAAGACGGCGGCGATCGTCGAGGTCCCGGAGACACCGCAGCTTACCGCCCGCCTCTCCGCGGCCGCCACCGAGCGCCGGGTGCTCGGCGTCAAGGTGGCCAACGTCGTGGTCGACCCCAAGACGGGCGCCCCCTTCACGCAGAGCACCTACAACAAGGTGTACCGCCAGGTTCGCACCGCCGCCGTCGCCGGCGTCAAGGACGCGGCCGGCGCCTGGATCGTCGAGCCCTGCCCGACGCTGGCGGATTTTCAGGACCGGGACCTGCGCGACACCGCCGTGACCTGGCTCGCCCGCGCCGGCTGCACCGTGCCGGAAATCCGGTCCATCACCGGGCACGATCCGCGCACGATCTACAGCATCCTCAAGCACTACCTGGCGATCGACCGCGAGCAGGCATCGGCCGCGATCGGCAAGCTCGTGCTCTACCTCGAAAGCGAAGGGGCCGCCCTCTAGTCATTGCGCAGGTCGCACGACTAGACAGCAGCCCCCGGAACGAAGGTCGCACGTGCGACCTTTGCGACCCCTAAAGTCGGGTCACACGTTCGCGGTTCGTACAGGCGAGGCAGCGCCTAAACCGTTGAAGGAATTGACCACCGCCTCGCCCTTGCTCGGCATTGTCGAGTGACAATGAGACACTGGATCACCTCCTTTCGCTGGTTGCTGGGAGCCCGAAGGTAGGTGCCCCGCGCGGGCTTGTGAAGGCGTGCGGCGCGCCGGCCCGCCGCGCTCCCCTGCCGCACCCCCCGTGCCGCCCGGTCCGGCGGCCGGCTTTGCCCCCTTCCCCGCGGCGCCGTATGAGGACGGCGCGAAAGGCCGGATGGCGTCATGCCGGTCCGCCCCTTGCGGGACCGATCCGATGCTCGACACACCGCGCGTGCCCGCCCCCTCCTCCGATCCGCTCCCGAAGCCGGGCGCGAACGCCGCGGGTCCCGCCGACGAGGGCGCCCTCGATCCGGAGGCCATGCGCCAGCCCCTGCCGAACGCCTGGTACTGCGTCGGCCGTGCGGAGGACCTCCGCGCCGGCAAGCTCCGCTCCGTTCCCCTCAACGGCGAGCTGATCGTGCTCGGGCGCGAGACCTCTGGCGCCCCCTTTGCGCTCCGCGACCGCTGCCCGCATCGGGGCATGGCCCTGTCGCTCGGCCGCTTCGACGGGGACGCCCTCACCTGCCCGTTCCACGGCTGGCGCTTCGGCACGGACGGGCGCTGCCGGGAGGTGCCGACCCTCTCGGCGGCCGACGCGGCGGATTTCTCGAAGATCGTCGTGCAGCGCTTCCCCGTGGTCGAGAGCGCCGGCTTCGTCTGGGTCAACCCCTGGCTCGGGGCGCCCGGCGCCGAGACCCCGGAGGTGCCCGCGCTCGGCTTCGAGCCCCGCGGCAGCCTCGTCGTGGCGCTCGAGGTCGAGGCCTCCTTCGATCTGACGACGCTCAGCCTCGTCGATCCTGGCCACGTCGCCTTCGTGCACGATTCCTGGTGGTTCCGGCCCTCGAAGGAGCTGAAGGAGAAGGTCAAGCGCTTCGCCCCCGTGCCCTACGGCTTCGTCATGACGAGCCACGCCACCACGACGAGCTCGCCGGTCTACCGTCTGCTCGGGGGCGTGCCGGAGGTCGAGATCGAATTCCGCCTGCCCGGCGTGCGGCTGGAGCGGATCACGGCGGGCGAGAAGCGGGTGGCGAACTACACCTTCGCCACGCCGATGACGCCGAACCGGACGCTTCTGACCAACGCCCTCTACTGGAACATCCCCGGCCTCAACCTCCTCAAGCCCGTCGCCCGGCCGCTGATGCGCCAGTTCCTGACCCAGGATCAGCAGGTGCTCCAGCACGCCCAGAAGGGCCTCGACCGCAAGCCCACCATGGTGCTGTTCGGCCAGGGCGATCTGCCCTCGCAATGGTACTTCCGCCTCAAGCGCGAGGCGCTCCAGGCCGCCCGCGATCGCCGCCCCTTCGCCAACCCGCTCGAGGAGCAGGAGCTGCGCTGGCGCTCGTGAGGCGGCGGCCCGCCGGCCGCTCTCTCCGGATTCCCGGCATCGGGCGGCCGATGTTCATCTTTGGATAAGCATAAGGCAAGTCTTTCCTCCAGAAGAAGATTTACGATGACGTCTGCTTTATGGCGAGGGTTTATTCACTATTCGAGTCTATTTCTCGGCACGTCCGTGATTCAGCACGCACGATAGCGTGGCGCGGACCCGAGGGGGTCTCGAAGCGATGCCGTCAACCTTTGCCGTCACCGGCATCACCACGACGACCTCCTCGTCCGGCCCGGCCCTCAGGGCCGGCGACACGCTGACGCTGACGCTGGCCACCGCGCAGTCCATCGACGGCGTGACGCTCGCGGGCGGCGTGAGGCCGATCCTGACGCTCAGCAACGGCGCGACGGCCACCTATGCCGGCTACGACGCGGCGGGCCTGCGTTTCACCTACACCGTGGCCGCGGGCCAGGACACCGCGGGCCTGACCGTGACGGACCTCGACCTCAAGGGCGCCACGGTCGCGCACGCGAGCGTCTTCGGTTTCGGCACGCCGACCGAGTACGCCGCGGGCGCCCAGACCGTCTCGACCTACGCGGTCTTCGCGGCGGACGTGAATGGCGACGGCAAGGCCGACCTCGTGACCGCCAACACGCGCGACAACACCGTGTCTGTCTTTCTGGGCAACGGGAACGGTACGTTTCAGGCAAAGCAAGACTTCGCCACCGGCAACAGTCCCCGCACCGTCGTGGCGGCGGATGTCGACAACGACGGCAAGCTCGATCTCGTCACCGCCGACACCTCCGGCAGCACGGCGAACGGCTACGTCTCCGTCCTGCTCGGCAACGGCGACGGCACCTTCCGGGTGAAGCAGGATTTCGCCACCGGTGCCGGGACCTCCTCCGCGATCGCGGTCGACGTCAACCAGGACGGCAAGCTCGATCTCGTGACCACCGAGAAGGGGCGCTTCAGCGGCGACGGCACCACCGTCTCGGTGCTGCTGGGCAACGGCGACGGCACGTTCCAAGCGCGGCAGACCTACACCGTCGGCAACGGCCCGCAGGACGTGAAGGCCGCCGACGTGAACGGCGACGGCAAGACCGATCTCGTCGTCGCCAACGGTTACAGCGACTCCGTCTCGGTGCTGCTGGGCAACGGCGACGGCACGTTCCAGGCGAAGCAGGACTACGCGGCCGGGCCGAGCCCATTCGGCATCACGCTGAAGGACGTCAACGGCGACGGCATCCTCGACATCGTCACGCCGAATCTCGGTACGCCCAACGGGGTCTCGGTGCTGCTGGGCAACGGCAACGGCACGTTCCAGGCGCGGCAGTTCTACGCCACCAACGGACCGGCCGCCTCCGTCTCGCTGGCCGACGTGAACGGCGACGGCAAGGTCGACATCGTCGCCTCCACGACGACGGGCAACCTCTCCATCCTGCTGGGCAACGGCGACGGCACGTTCCAGACCAAGCGGGACTACGGGGCGGGCGCCAACAGCTATGCGGTGACGACGGCCGATCTGAACGGTGACGGCTTGCCCGACATCGCCTCGGCCTCCCTCTCGACCAGCACGCTCGCGGTGCGTCTGAACACCTCGACGCAGGCGCTCGGCCTGGACGCGGCGAGCCTGACCACCGCCGCCGGAACCAGCACCCACATCGCCGTCGACACGAGCGCTCCGGTCCTGACGCTCGCGCTGACGGCGGGCACGGGAAGCGATCCGGTCCATGGCAGCCGTGCGCTTCCGACCAATGCCGGGGGCAGCCTCGTCCTCAACGCCGCCGCCTTCGCCGACGGCCTTCATCTCGGCGGGACAGTCAGCGACGCCAACCCGGGTCCGGGCGTGCGCATCGCCCTCTATGCCAGCGACGGGCATAGCGTTCCCACCCGGACCGCGACGCTGAGCGGGGGGGCCTACACCCTCCGGGTCGACGCGTCGGGCACGGCGGGCGGCGCCGATCCGGCGCTCGCCTCCGCGCTGACCGACGGGACCTACGTGGTCGTCGCCTCGACCGAGGACGCGCTGGGCAACGCGGGGTTCGGCACGCCGCGGGTCCTGATCGTCGACACGACCGCGGACGCGGGCGCGGCCGCCGCCCTGACGCTCGACGCCACCGCCGACGGGGTGCTCGACGCGGCCGAGGCGCGGGCGGCCCGCTTCACGGTGACGGGCCTCGACAGCGACGCGAGCGCCGTCGCGACCTTCACGGACGGCACCCGTACGGCGACGGCGACCATCGCCGCGAACGGCGCGGGCACGGTCGATCTCACGGGCCTGACCGGCACGGTGACCGCATCGCTCGCCATCGCCGATATCCACGGGAACACCGCCGCCGCAACGGGCAACGCGGTGCAGGTCCTGGCCCCGCCGGCGGGCGATACCACTCCCCCGGCGCTGACCGCGGACGTCGCCGTCGGGCGCGGCGTGGCGACCCCGCTGACAGGCCATCTGCTGGCCAACGACACGGACGCCTCGCCGCTGCATCTGGCCGAGATCCGCTTCGGCGGCGCCACGGTCGCGGTGCCGAGCACCGGCAGCGTGCAGAT